ATGAGTGAGATTGCTCGTTTCATCTCTGGCGAAGCGCCAGACAAGTTGGGTCGCAACATAGAGCAGTTGCTGGCTTACAACCACTTTTGGTTAGAGCACGACCACAAATACATACAAGTGCTGTTTCCGATTGACGAGGGAACCAAGTTCAATCAACACGCACCTCTTGTAACAAAGCAAGACAGAGAACAATTTGCCAACTCTTTAGCCCTTCGCACCGCGCATTTGAAGGCTCTCGATCTTATGCTCGAATTTTGGGGTATGGTGAGAAATGGCGATGAAATCTCATCGTTACTGCCGCTCAGCCCTACTAATCATGTTTGGCTCAAACATCACGACCACAACCAACTGCGATTAACGCGAGCAATTCGCAGCTTGTATCTATTGGGTAATGAGCGCATTGCACGCAACCTGTGTGATTTCCTCCTCTCTGCCGCCAAGCAAGTGGGCAGTGTCTCGGAGAAAACGCAGCAGTATTGGTGCCATGCTCTAGAAGAGAGAGAAAAATAGAAAGCAAGAAGTAAGCATCTGATCAAGTTGGCTTGTATACCCTAGCGACTTAGAGTTGCAAGCCAGAGGTAAGTGAGTGAGCCCCATAAACGCTGACTCACTATCTGGTTAGCTCGAAATCGCGTGACATTGAACAATGTGCAATCAACACCGTTAAAGATCCAATTCGGACAGGGATAACTTATAAAAATGAAGTTAATCCTTTCTAGTAATTTGATATCTGCCTAATGAACGGCAGAAATACTCCTATCACTATTGAAATACGCAATCCTTGTTTAAAAATAGTCCCTAAACCTACTAGCTTGTCAGAAATAAACATGCGGCACTTTTTAATTCACAATATTTTTATCAACATTTTCCTTTTATTCATACTCTTGTGATAAATCACCAATCATGCCTTTGGTTGAAAGCTCTTCGGTCTCCTACGTTTTTGAAGGTATAGATACAGAAAGTGGTGAAAACATATTGAGGTACTACTACATTTTTTCAGATGGCGACCAACTGATCTTCGAGAATCAATATTGTCTGATGAACAACTACGACATCCACTATTCTTCAAGTTCTTTATCGTTCAATAAGGTCAAATCGAGAACCAATACAATAATCAACGAAATAAAGAACAAGCATAATTTGGTCATTAATACCGATTTCTTCCCAACATGGTTCAAAAACAGCAATGAACTCGACGGAATGATTGAAGCTAAATTTGATACTTTAGAGGTGCAAGGAACAAAGGAACGTTACGAAAATGCCATATTAGATGAAACCATCAACTTATACATAGGTATCGGCGGTCAGCATTGATGCTTAAAAACTTAGATTTAACTCATTGCTTAAGCACAAGACTCTATATAACCATATGAAAAGCAATATGAACCTTCTTATATTGGTTGTTTTGATGGCGAGTAGCACTTCAGCTAAAAGTGACACAGATAGCGAAGTGTTCGAGACACAAGCACCATTTTTAATAGAAGCTATTGTCAACACACCTTATTCAGCGGTTGTTAGACACACTAATGTCGACGTTATCAACGAATCTGACACTGGCTCTATAACCCAGTTTGTTTATGAAGCTGAAGTTATTGAGACACTTCGCGGCAAACAACATAAACGGATTCGATATACGCTCTATGTTGAACAAGGTGAGGATGTGACTTTAGATACCACTCCCGTCATCATTACCCTGTGTTCTGACAATGATGCATATTACTGGCCAGGAGTAGGTGCACAATTTAGCGCTGCCAGCTCCTTCGTTCAGGCAGCCAAAAACAGTGCGTCACAAGTGGTCAAGCATCAATCGCATTTTGCTTTCTGCGACGTCAACTGATGGTTTTCGCCTTATGAAATACAAAAAGCGCCCCTTTTCGGAGCGCTTTCGTTGTTTTTGGCTAGAGCCGATTATTCCCAATCAAGAATCACTTTGCCTGACATGCCGCTGCGCATGATGTCGAAGCCTTGCTGGAAATCATCCACTTTGAAGTGGTGAGTGATAATTGGTGTTAGGTCAAGGCCAGATTGAATCAAGCTTGCCATCTTGTACCAAGTTTCAAACATATCCGGCAGAGGGTAAAGTTTATCTATAAATATCAATAATATAGAAACAATCCATCTTAGCTTGGGGCTAAAATGGGGCTTTTCCCTTTTAACCTAATTTTATGTAAATCATCTAGTGAGTTACCAAATGTGTTCGATACGACTTAACTGATTTACCATAGCTACCGAACAAGCATGATATGTAAGAAGTACCCGGGCATTAATTCGCAGTGAATGATGTGGTGTAACCACCGCCACCGACTCGATGCTCTACACGAACGGCAACGTAGTCACCCGTAAAACCATCACGCCAGCCACCTGACAAGGTGATCGGGCTTTCAGCAATGACCAGAGGATTACCAGGCAAGGTGATATCAAGATTCTTACGGCCACGCTGCAAAGAGGCCAACTCAGAAGCCGCAGCCGCACGGGCTTCTTCGGCGGTAGGGTAAGTCTTTCGCAGTGTCTTACCTGGTTTAGTCTTATCCCCGACCGTTTCACCAGTGCGCCGCGCTTTGGCCTTGTCTTGCCAGTACGCAACAACATGACCAATGTCAGAACGATCAGCAAGCACAAGCCGATAGGTCGTCACATCAGACTTGGCCAGAACGATTGGCGGCAGGTCTTTCCCACTGACCGTTTTCCCAAGGTTACGTGGAGCAAACAACAGGTTAGGACCAGCAGGCTTTGAAATTGCATCGTACTCTTTCGCCAGCCTGGTCAAAAAGTGCAGATCACTTTCTCCGGTCTGGTCTATATGCTCGATGAAGGTGGCGGCCAATTGCTCCGCAACCTTGGGCTGCAAATTATGCTCACCGGCAACCGCTCGAACGATATCGTCTATCGTGACTTTATCCCACGAGCGGGTCTTGCTGGTTTTCAACTCCTGGCGAAGGTCAGCACCCCTGGCACGAATCACAATCTTGTCGGGTGGACCAGAAAGCTCTGGCTCATCCACAACAAACTCGCCCATGTAAGCTAGGCCCGTTTCTTCATACCCCAAATGCACCGCCAGACGGGCCCCCTTGCGGGGCACTGCCAATACCCCGTCAGCATCATCAACCGAAATGGTCAATGCATCAGACTGGAAGCCCGCCTCGTCAGTGATGGTCATTTCTATCAGGCGCTCGGCAATCCGGGAGGTAATATCCCGGTCGTCGGCAAAAACTCGGAATTGTGGGCGCATAGGTCAATCAAACAGTGAGATTTTCGGAAGCTCCGGGGTCTCTGGTTTCGAGATCTCCGGCAGTTGAATAATCAGGCCAGCGGGAAGCCGTGGGCCGTACTCAGCCAGACCAGGGTTCAATTCATAAACCTGGAGAGCATAGTCAGAGCGGCCATATTGGCGGTAACAAATGTCATCCACCACATCGCCGTCCTTGGTTCTATACTCCACCGGTCACCCCCTTGTATCGGTCGCCGTAGTAAAGCAGCTCCAGGCTAAAATCCAGCTTGCGGGCTTGGCCGTTACGATGAAACACCGTGGCGTTCTCCCGGATACTGGTAATACACCAAAACCCAAGCACCTCACCAATACCGGAAACCAACTGCAGAGGCTGACCAAGGCCAGCTTGAGCGGCCATGGCATCCACTTGCCTTAACCCTCCTTTGTATTCTGGATAAATCACCCCATTCAGACTGCGCTTAAACTCACCACGACCGACAAACTGAGGGGCGGCCATGTTGCCAAAACGCTGCTGAGTGGGCCAAAGAAACGACAGCTCCCGGGTGAATGCCTGGTAAGCTGCCGTATCAATAGAAAAACGGTACTGACCAAGGGCCAGCATATAGCTGGCTGCCCGTTCCGTGGGCAGCGTTTGGTTTGCTAAGTCTCTTGCCAGGGCCTCCGCCTGGTCTCGATAGTTAAGAGTCATACAGGTCTCCACGGTGTTTCGCCTGCTGCTCATGCATCAGTTGCATGAACTGCTTGCGCACCTCAATAGCCAACTCTTGGGTATTCATGCCCTGATTTCCCTGAACGTGAATATCCAACTGACCGATAGAAATTGTGGTACCACCGCCTGCCATGACTGGCTGGCTAGCCGCCAAGGCTGGTATCGATGCCGATTGAGGCACAGAAACTGCCGGTGCCTGATACGTGGCCACGGTTTCCTGGTACACAGGTGAAAGCTGTACCGGCTCCGCTGCCGCTGGCATGGCTGCGGCACTGGCAGCAATCACACCTGCAGCGGCTGCCGCTTTGGGTGCGCTCACGCGCTTGGCCGCTTCCACTTGTGGCTCAGGTACCGAAGGCTTGACCACCTCAAGCCGGGCAACAGCCTCCGCTTGCTGGCGGGTCTTTTCAGCCTCGGCCAATTGCTCAAGATTAGGCCCTGACTCTTTGACCTGTTCGTCTCCGCCACCAAAGCCGAAGAATGACTTCACTTTGCTAACAGCACTACCAAGCCAGTCCAGCTTGCCCTTAATCCAGTTAAAAGCAACGCCCCAGCCCTTCATCATCAAGCCGATAGGCGACCACTCGAACACGGTTTTAAGCGCGTCCCAGAGGGAAAAGGCACCAGACTTAATACCTTCCCATGCCGCACCAGCCACGCCGACTGCCCAGCTGATCAAGTTGACCAGGTTGGTAATCCCAGCGATCACCAATTTGACCGGGAACAGCAGGATATTCAGCGCCGCACCGACGAACTGACCAAAACTGGTACCAGCACTGGTGGCGGCCTGCAATGACTCCGCACTAGCGTTAACCGGCTGAAACAACCGACCAAACCAGTCAAACACTGCTTTCACACCATTCCAAACCCAGCCAAGCGCATCACCAATCGGTGACAATGCAGCAAACAAACCTGAGCAGGACTGGATAACCGGGGCGAACCCCTGAATAAATCCATCCCAAAAACCAGAAAGGAAGGCTTTCAGCGGCTCGAAATACTTGTAAATCAGCACTCCAAGCACAGCAATCAATGCAACAACTGCCGCAATGATCCAGGTGATAGGGTTAGCCAAAATCGCCGTATTTAGGGCCCACTGTGCAGCTGTCACCAATCCCATACGGACGGCTGTCAGCTGGCTAATCGCACCAAAGGCGGTCATGCCGTACCGGGTCATGGCCATCATGCTGTTAATGCTTGCCATCGCCAATAACAGCGGCGCACCGGCAGCAGCCAAAGCGCCCACTGCAGCACCGGCAATGGTTAACACTCGCACCAGCCCAGGATGGGCTTCCGCCCACTTATCCACGCCTCGGGTGACTTCGGTCAACCAGGTGGAAACATCCTTGACCACCGGCAATAAGGCATTGCCCAGAGTGATTTGCAGAGATTCAGCAGCAGACGATAGCTCCTTGAGCTTGCCCTTTGCGTTATCCCCCATTTTATTCGCCACCTGAGCGGCACGACCGTTGGCATTATTCACCACTTCTAGGTACTTGGTGATACCGCCTGCCCCTTCCTGGGACAGCAACTCAGCCATACCGGCTGCCGGTTCTTCACCAAACACATCTTTCAGCACCTGGAGCTTTTCAGCGGAGCCCATGTTCTCGGTGGCCTCGGCAATATCACCGATGATTTCCACCATGTTGCGCATGTCTCCGCTGGCATCCTTGGTACTCACCCCCAAACGCTCCAGGGTTTTCGCAGCTGCTCCGGTCGGAGCAGCCAAGCGGCTCACCATGGCGCGAAGTGTGGTACCCGCCTGCGAACTCTTGATACCGACGTTACCCAGCAAACCTGCCATCGCGGCAGTTTCTTCCAGGCTCATGCCCGCCTGACGTGCAACCGGAGCCACGTATTTCATGGTCTCGCCAAGCATCGTCAGGTTAGTGTTTGCCGTGGTAAACGTAGCCGTCAAAACATCAGATACCCGGGACATCTGCTCCGGCTTCATACCAAAACCGGAAAGGATATCTGAGGCAATATCAGAAGTGGCGCCTAAGTCCGTAGCCCCCGCTTTCGCCAAATCCAAAAGACCAGGCATTGAGGCAATGATCTGATTCGTCTTAAACCCGGCCATAGCCAGGTACTTCATGCCCTCGGCAGATTCTGAGGCACTAAAAGACGTTTCCGCCCCCAAACGGCGGGCCGTAGCGGTTAGCGTAGACAGCTGGTCGTCGGTCGCATTGGCTACCGCTGCCACGCCAGCCATCTGTTCCTCAAAGTCCGCCGCAACCTGCATCGGACCACCAAGCGCCTGCTTGATAGTCTGACCGGCTTGCTGCGCACCAAAGGCCGCCACCGTCATGTTTGCAGAGACATGCATGCTCTTTTGCAGGCGTTCTTTCGACTTGGCCACACGGGCTTCTATCTCTGCGATTCTCTCCAGCTTTTTGGCCTGCCGGTCAAACTCTTGGTTTAACTGACTGGCCTCCTGCTTCGCCTTCGACTGAGCCCCGGCAAGATCCTTGGTGGATACTCCGGCTCGGTTCAGTGCCTGGCGCATTTCTTGGAGCTTTTGGGTCTCCTGCAGGTGCGCTTGTTGCAGCTGGTTAACCCGGTTTTTCGCCTGGTCAAACTCCCGCGACAGCGACTTGTTTTCTCGCTCCGTTCGGCGGAACTCTTGGCCCAGCCGGTTGGCTTCCTTCTGGGCTTCTTTAAACCGATACGTCAGGAGATCATTGGGCTGCTGGGCAGCCTTCATCTCCTGGGCCAGCTCGGCCACCTGGCGCTCTGCCGCATCCAGGTCCCGTTTCAGGGCCTTGGTTGGCCCCTGGGCTTCCTTCATCCGAAGGGCCAGCTGCGTGACTTCCTGCTGCGCCTGGTCTAGCGCTTGGGTCGTTTCCTTGCTTTGCTGGCGGAGCTGGCGGAATGCGTTGAACTGGTCGGTCTGAGAGTCGATGGCTTTCAGCCGTTCCTGAGTCTGTTTCAGTGACTCAATAACCTGACCAGAGGCTCCCGCTACGTTCTTGAGCGGGGCGCTCATTTTGTCGATGGCTTGGAGCTTGACGGCCAGGTTCATGTTTTTTGATGCCATACGCCACCCAAGAAAAACGGGCTATCTAGTAGCCCTGATTTTTAACCTGGTTCATGGCCTTGAACCGCTCGATGGCCAACTCTCGCCAGCGCATCAGCTCATCAAAGTCCATACCGTCCATTTGCTCCGGCGGCCAATGAAAGACCGCCGCAATATCAGCCCACGCTTCGTCTACTGAGTCGGGAGCTGCTCTTTGGTGAAAAAAGTGGCGACTTCTGTCATCACCTCCAGCAAGTCAGCCGGTTCCAGTTGATAGAAGTGCTGAGCCGTGAAACCATTCATCGCAATACGAGGCACCAGGTTCGCCACTGCACCGGCATCCATTTGGATCACATCCAGCAACTTGAGGCCACGCAGGTCACCTGGCATGGGTTTGCGCAGGGCAAGGTGTTTCATCTTGCCGCCACCGACCGCGACATCCAGCGTGATCACTTTGTCAGCACCAGGGAACTCCACCGGCTTCACTTCGGTTACGTCTTCCAGCTCAACAGTCAGGTCTTTGTTTTGTTCAGTCATGTTCAAGGCTCTCAATAAAAAAGCGCCCATCTGGGCGCTTGTATTCAATCAGGTAAGGGGTTTACTCGGCGCTCTTGGCCGTGGTTTTTGCTGCCTTTGCAGCTGGCTTACCAATGAAGCCACCGGCCAGCAGGTTTGCTGCCTGGCGGGCGGTTAGGTCAAGGGTTTTGTCCACGACATGCTTTTCATTGCCGTGCATAAACGGCACCAGAACCACGTAGGTCTGCTTTTCAGGTGTCTTAGCCATCTACTGCTCCTTACAGGCCAATCGCTTTACGGGCGGCTTCCAGTAGGTCTGTGCCGTTGATACGGCGGACCATGTTCGGAATGTCGATGAAGACTTTCTCTTCCCCGTCGATTTTTAGCTCAAACTTCTTGAGGCCCACGGCCACTTTCAGTTGGGCTTTTTCGCCAGATTTCCAGGTGCCGAAGTCCAGTTCTTTCCAGCTACCGTTCAGCACCATGACCACTTCACGGGTTTCCCCGTCCTGCTCAAACGCACCGCGCAGGGTTACGTTGATCATCTTTCCAGGAACCAAGCCATAAGCCGCGAACAGCTCTTTTTCATAGCTGGCCACGGTGAAGTTGCACTCCAGCTTCTCCATGCCCTGGTCAAGCTCAAGCGGGGCGTCCATGCCCCCTGCCTTGAACTCCTCGGTCTTGAGAGTCAGTTTTGGAGGGGTTACTTCCTCCACCACACCTGCATAGCCTTTACCGTCAGCGAACAGGTTCATTGCTCGGATTACTTGCGGTAGCATCTTACACAACCTCCGTCAGATAGCCGTTAACCATGTGGCTGCGGAACGTGATGTGCTCTGCAGGCGCGTAGGCGCTAAAGTCATAATCGAAGTAGACTTTACCCTGTTGAATTTGGTCGGGGCTGTTCAGCTCCGGGTCCACCCAGCACTCACCACCGGCAATCGCACCGATGTTTTTGAGGTGGCGCAGGTAGTTGTTCACCCCTTCCGTCACGTCTTCGACGTAGGTTTTGGTGATGTTGCGGTCAACCGCCCACAGGTGGTTGCGAACCAGACTGTCCGCGATCATGTCGTTGGTAATGACCACGTTCTTGAATGCCCACTTAGAGTCGGCAGAACAAGTGCGGTCACCCCAAACACGGAAACCATTTTGCTGAATGGTCGTGGTCACTTCCTTCGCGTTCAGCAGGTTGGCGCGACAGGTCGGGTCGTCCAGCTTAAAGTCCACCGGACGACACAGGCCATCAATGCCCAGGATTTCCTGGTTCGAGTTGGACCACCAGAAACCCAGCGTATTGTGGACTTTCGCCATCACGCCAGCATGGCGAGCCGAAGGTGGCTGGATAATATGAGCGCTGGTTTCCACATCCCACACCTTGTACCAAGGGTCCACCACTTCACAGCGGCGACTGCCGAACAGCTCACGGTAGGTAATCGCGGCGGCATCGGTAGTGTTTGGACCATCCAGAATGACATAGCCACGCAGCTTATCGGCTACGCTCACCAGCTGGTCAGCGACTGCCTTTTGGTTTGAGAAACCAGGGGCAATCAAAATGCGAGGCTGCACCTTGACGGTGTTCTCGGCAGACAGCAGCGCCAGAATGCCGGTGTACTGCTCGGTGTCGGCATCCACTTTACCGATCACGTTGGATTGAGTGGCCGCGCTATCCACGCCCTCATCCACGCGAATCACCACCACCACTGCGCCAGTCTGGTCAAAAATGCCATCAATCGCCTGTGGCAATGTACCACCTGCGCCCAGCTTGGCCGCTTCTCGGCGGCTACCGGCAATCAGTACCGGCGTATTCAGAGGAAAGGCGGTGGCATCGGCATCAGGTGCCGTCCCCACCAAACCAATCACACCACTTTGAGCGGTGCGAATGGGGCGGGCCCCATTATCAATTTCGACGACTTCTGCGCCGTGTAGGTATTGTTCAGCCATTGCGGGTCTCGTTTCGTTGAGTTGCAAACTAAAAAGCCCCGGCACAGGCCAGGGCTTCGATTAGGCATTAAAAAACCGCCTGTTAGGCGGCTGGTTAAATGGTTGGCTTTTCAGGCCATACGACCGCATCCGGGTCGCTGTAGGTTTGCGGGATATCACGCAGAGCCTGACGGTAGGCCGTGAACTCTGCTTTTTTCGTATCATCAAGCGGAGCGTCTGTCATCTGCGTAAAATCAGTCTGCTTAATCAGCTCATCACGAATACGACGAACCTCGCGCCATTTTGATTCAATCGACTCTTCAGTAAATAAGTCCATGCTCACTCCTTAAACCAGAACTTCACCTGGTTGTGTTTCTGTTTTATCAACACCCACACATTTCAACCAATATTTGTTGTTAGCGTCGTTCCTGTCTGTCGCACCTGTACCGCGGAAATCACCATAGTAGCTAACGCTAATACTGAGACCATTATATTGACTTGACATAGGTGCAAAACGAATTGCCCGGAATAATTTACCGTCATGAGGAAAGTTTTTAACAATTACCGGGTCAGAAATACCAATCGAAAATGGCGTTTCAACTTTTGCAGATGATGAGTTGTTGTAACCGCGTCCAGAATGGAACATGAAGCGGCCAAAAATCAGAGAAGAATAACCGCTAGTAATTCGCCCCGAAAAAATCTCACCGTACTGCGCGAAACCAAATCGCTCTAAACCAGTATGCTGCTGATCAGCTAGCGGGTTCTCGGCTTCACTAGGCTCCATATGCAACAATACATAATTGAAATGAGTATTATCGCCAATCCAATTCACCAATTTGCGAACGTTTTTAAAATTACCAACAGAGTAAAACTTATCAACCTCGCTCTGAAACTCAGAAATTGACTGATCAACTTTCTGATCAATCTGACTCATTTTTCCTGCCACTTCACTGGTCAGGTTATTGGCTGCCTGAACCACATTAGCAATATCTTGCGTTAAAGACATTTAGTCCTCCTATTGTCCTACACCGCTGATTTGGTCAGCGCCATTCTGAAAAGCCGTGGCCAGCTGCTGCAGTGCGCTTGATAAATCAGACGACAGGCCATCGTGTTCGGTTTTGGTGGCAAAGTGGCTTTCCGCCTTACCCGCAAACAGGGTGGTATCAGCAGCCTTGCCAGTTTTGGTTAAAAACTTGGCATCCGCTGCCGCCATGGTGTACACATCCACCACGTTGGCCTTCTTGGCCAACTCAGTGGTAATGGTCCCGGCAAAGTTGGGGTCATTCCCCAACGCATCCGCCAGTTCTTTCAAGGTATCGAGCGCCGCTGGTGCGGTTGAAATCACCGCCTGAATACGGCTGTCAATTTCAGCCGGTGTCAGGGTATCCAGCTTGTCCGCCTTGTTCGCCAGCTCCGGCACCGTCACCAGTAGGGTGATATTGGCAGAGCCATCAAACCCCGCTGAACCTTGTGCATCACCACCCAGGGCAATCAGCCTGGCAGCTTTCAACTGGCTGGCGGTGGCGGCATTGGCACCCAGCGTATTCACCGGGTTATCCAGATAAGTCCGAGTGTATACTTCGGTCTTTTCGGCCTTGCCTCGCAGCTTGCCGTCAATTACCCCGAAGGCGTTGTTTACCTTCGAGATCAAGTCATCAATAATCGTGGTCAGAGACATGCGCCTGCTCCATTATTGCGCTGAGATAGCGCCCGTCTGAAAATCGAAAGCCGCTCGCAACTTCTGGGTCAGATACGTCAGGTCAGCCTGGTTTTGCTCGGCCAATAGCCTGGCATCATTGGCCGCCTGCATAATCTCCCCAAGTACACCATCGTCTACCGTGCCTATCGGCCCCTGGTAGCCAGTAGTGACCACCAGAACGGACGGCTCCAACTCAACAGCAACCTGAGTGCGCACCCCTTCAACATCTAGGGTGACAATACGTTCGGTTTCTATCAGGACCGTGACTTGGTGGTCTGGGCTCATCATAACGGGATAATCTCCGGTTCAATCGCAACCAGACCGCGCACCACTGAGTAAGCATCCCCAGAGGGAAAGCGGCACATCAGCTCGTACACGGCTTCGCCCAACTTGGTGGCGGGCTGCCCCTTGGTGGTTTCCGGTGAAAAACACACGGAGACCAGTGCGTCCTCGGCATTCAGTATATCGATGCCGTTGCCGTTACTGTCCGCTCGGGCAATCAGACTTTTATCTGCCTGGCTACGAATTTCACAGACCAGCTGGCAATTGGTGATATTCACCGGCTGCATGCTTTGCTGGCCATCTTGGGTTGTGCGGTTCTGCCAGCCCACTTTAAATCGGTAACTGCGACCGGCTTGAATATGAAGGTCCGGCGCTCTCATCATCCCACCTTCTTCTCAAGGTCCAGGATGCGGAACTCCTGCTGCAGCTGGCGGTGCATGGTATTAATCTGAACCGTGGCCATCTGAGCAAATTCCTCATCAATCACCAGATTCAAGTTTTCAGAACCCACAACCACCGTCACGCTGTCAGTCGGCAGCGCTTCAATGTTGAGGGTAAACCACTGCACCACGCGAACCACTGGAGTGCGGTAGCCAAGAGTTTTGCCTTGCTGTGAGTAAACACCCAGCAGCGTACCGTCTGAAAGGAAGATACCAATCTCACGGATGGCGTATTCCAGGTTGCCCTCAAACACACCGGCCATACGCAGGTTCTTGCCATCGCCCTGGTAGTCGGCAATCTCAATGCGCTCTTTTTCACGCACCAACGCAGTTTGTGTTTCGACGGGGTGTAACTCCCATCACGAGGCCATGTGGGTGATTTCACCTTTCAGGCCCTTGTCCTTCTCGGACAGCAGTTTGGCCAGACCGGCCTCGGTAAATTGCAGTTTTAGCCCTGCCATCAAACAGTCCCCTCAAGGTCAATATCAGACAGACACAACTGGCGACACGCTCCGGCCAACTGCGGACTGACCAAAACCAGGTCAGGAACAAGAGGTGAGAACTCCACCTCCTGGTCAATGCAGTCCATCCGGTAAATCGCAGCCGCAAAACCGATACCGGCGCTGGTTGCGTCCGGCACTACGGGTATTGGCTCCGCTGTGTGGTCCATGTAGCCGATGGAAGGCCCAATCGCACCGGAGAGGCCCAAGGTTTCCTCCAGGCTAATGCCTAGCTCCACATCAAAGTGGATCACACCGCGCTTGGCGGTATGAATAACCCGGGTGACCTGCTCCAGCATGGCTTCGGTTATCAGCCCGTTGTCATCGTCGGTCAGGTTTTCGTTAATCAATGCCACCACGGTCATGGTGCCGGGCTCCTGGCTTCCGTCAGGCTCCCACCACTCCCGCAGGTGCGTTTTGATATTCAAACTGTCCAGCGCCTTTTGCACCGCATACGGGGTGCCTTTAAAACGGTGAACATCAAAAGAATCTTGCACCACCTGCCGCTTAATATGCTCCGGCCAGCGGTCGTCCCATTCATCCACAGACAGGGCCCAGGCCAGCCAAGGCAGCAACGACAAAGGACAGGAATATGGGTCCCACAGGTCCTTGATGCGAATCGGCAAGTCCGTCGATTGAACGATCACCTGCTCGATATCACGCTCTAGCCCGCTGGCGTTCGGCGGTAACAGTGAATTACTCATCCACCCCTCCCACCGTAACGGTCACACCGGTGCAAAATGCAGCCTGGGTGTTATCCATCACCAAGTCAGCCGCTGGGCTGATTAACCGGACATTGTGAACACCTGGACGGTGCAAGGCAGCATAAAGACCAGAGCGGGTCACGTCATAACCCAGCTTGTGCCGGTCGTTGACATACTCAAGCACAGCCGCTTCGGCAGCCTGGCGAATCACATCGCCAGCAGGACCAGGCAGAATGGTCAGCTCAGCAACGACCGCATACTCGGTCACACTGGCCGGAACCACCATCACACGATCACCCAGCGGGCGAACCTTGGACGTCTGCTTGGCAGGCGCTAAACCATCATCGGTCAAACCGAAGTAACGGCGAACCGCAACCAGCAGGTCATTATCCGGGGTGCCGTTGCCGTCCCGGCTTAATACCGTCACCACCATGTTGCACGGGCTCGGGCTGGTTGCATCCGCATCCAACACCTTGCCACTGGCCGACAGTGCATGAAACACATAAGCATCATCACTGCCCGCTGTGTTCAAACCATCAAACGCCATCTGAATACGGCGGCGGTAGCTGTCATCATCTTCCATGATGCGGGGAATAGGTGGCCGTGCCAGCTCATCCCCTTCCTGAACAACCAGTCGCTCCACGTTGTAGCGAGCACCAATCCCGTCCAGGTCATTTCCTTTTGACGATGCCAGCATGTTCGCTCGGGTGGCATCGTTAATTTTGGCCTCGAGCACCAGTTCGCGATAAGCGAAGGTTTGCAAGGCTCCAGCCAACGGGTCAGACTCCAGCTGCAACACTTCGGCATAATCTGGATTGAAGCCGACCAAGATGGCCTTTAGTTCTTCGTATTTCGTTTCAAAGTCCGGGGACGTGATAATGTCCGGGACCGGGACCTTCGACAGGTCCAAGAGTTTAAATGCGGTCATATCACCCCACCTGCAGGCCGTCTAAAAGAATCGACTCACCGTTGACCAGGTACTCGCCTTCCAGGTCAATCAGCATGGAGCCGTTTTCCTGGCGGTAAACCTGAACCCGCTTGAGCCTTATCCTCGGCTCCCAACGGGCCAAAGCCTCAGCCGTGGCGGCATACACCTCCACAGCCCAGGCTTCATTGGTCGGCTGGTCTATAAGATCAAAAAGTCGGGAGCCATATTCTCGCCGGTAGACACGGCTACCCAGCGGGGTGGTCAAAATGTTGAGGACGGACTGGCGCAAGTGGGAAACCCCAGACAGGACAACACCGGTCTGTGCATTCATCCCTTGCATATTCCACCTACTTAACTTTGTATGTACCAGCACTGGAACCGCCAGTGACCGGCACTTCTGCCGCTCCGGTAACATGCTCCACCACGGCCTCTGCAATGGCTTTAGCCATCTTGGCGGATTGAGCATGTTGACCAGAGGTTTTAAAGCCTGCCGCCTGCAATTTTGACGTGATCAGGCTTTCAAGAGTCTGAGCATTTAAAGCCATATTATTTCCCCGCCGTCACTGTTCTGGACCCATCCCCATGAGGGTTGCCAGTAAAGTGGCAAATATGAGCTGTTGTAACGCACGGCGCACCACCATTGAGGCCGATTTTTGCGGCAGTCACATCCGCATTGCCGCTGGCGGTCACCTTGGCATTGGCAGAGGTTTCCACCTTGATGTCTTTGGTCGTTTTGATATTCAGCGTCCCCGCTGAAATCACATCAACCGTGGCATCGGCCCCCTTCACGTCCAGAAGGTACCGGTGGCTTTCTCGGTCATAGCTCACCACCGTGCCATCCTTAAACACCTTGCGCTCCTCATTGAGGTTACTGCTGGGTGCCGGATGCCCGTCCTGGTACAAGCTGGCAATGATGATCCCTTGAGCAAAATCACCAGAGGGACAAAGCACAACAACTTGCTCGCCAATGTCCAACGGTTTCCACTCTCGGTCTTCACCAGCCCGGTCAACCGCTCGGTCTAACCAAGTGCTGTTCAGCTCACCATCGGTGACCTTTACTTGGCCGCCTTCGCCATGGTCAGTCACAGTACAAACACGGACCAAACCATGAAGAAGGCGCTCAATCTCAGCTATTTGGAGCCCTTGCATACTCTGCCTTCTCATGCTCATCTGCCGGTGGCACATCACCGCCCGGGGCATACGCCAGGTAAATCTCTTGCGGCGTAATTCCATCCGCATTCCACATCGACTCGCCCAGGTACAAGGTTTGATTCCAGGTTACAACACGGGAGTCATACCCCTGCTGGGTGTCCTTGCGAAAACTACCGGGGTAGACTTCCAAACCTTCTGGCTTAGTCAGCACCCCGCCTTTCACCCATACGCCACTCTTGCGAATCAGCTGGGCCACAGCGGCGGAAAATTCCCACAGCTCCAACGCCAGGCTTTTAACTTCCCAGCCCAAAACACAATGAACAGAGAAGCGGCAAGCAGCCGGGTAGCGGTCATCACCGACATCCGCACCCATAGGAAACTCCTCAAGCTCAAGCAGTAATGCTGGAGCCAGTACGGAAAGCTCAGGCTCTGGGTTGTAGTCGTCGACCGTCACCTTGGGGAAGGTCTCGCGCAACTTGGCTTTAATAGCCTCATGCACTTCGGTAATTGTCGTTTGACTCATGCGCCCTCATGGTTCAATGCAAAATTGAGTTCTTGGCGCAGCAGCTCAGTAAACCGCCCCTGCGCCCGCTGATAGTACCGCTCAAAAATGGGGTTGCTTTGCTCCTCAATTGGCAAGCGAACCACCTCAATCGGCAGCCGCTTTCGCCCCTTACGGCGAAACACATTCAAGTGCTCGCTTTTCATGGCAGCAGAGAAAGCACCATCAAATTGATGTTTCCCAACACGGGTACCTCTGCGGTTTTGCCTGGCTTTACCAATATGACGAACTTGCACAGGATTGAGACCAAACCAAACACTGACCGCCTTTTCACCGTCTTTCAGGTAAAAGGTGTGCTGAAAACGAACCGTTAACACCTTGATGGGTAGCTTTAACTCACGGCCAAGCTCTCGCTTACTGTGCGTTTCAAGCCAACGGGCCGTCTTCTTTAACGCCCGGTCGATAGCTTTCTGTATCTGAGGAACAGAAGCCATCAGCTGGGCCTCAAGGTAGGCCACCTCTTGATCAAGTTGAAGATTCAGCTGCAGCATGTCACCGCCAGTTGTGGTCTTTGTTTACCCATGGCTTGAGCGGGATATGGGTTTGCGCCTGGTTGCCGGTACGACTTTTGAACGGCAGAACCATGAAGGCTTCACCATTGACCATTAGCCGGTCACCGTGATCACCTGGCACCAGGTCGGTTTCCATAACGAAAACGCCCGCCACCTGAGCCACATCAATTTGGGAGAACTGGTTCGGGTTTTTATAACTCGCATCGACAGCCCCCTCAGCCAGAGAGAGCAAGCCCTCTACGGTCTCAGTTGCGCCATCCGCTCTCACCCAAGTGGCCTTTACACCCCAAATCTCAATCTGCTCACGCAGGACCCGCAATTGCAGGTCCCGGTTCTGCTCGTTCATCCATCACCCCTTAGCCAGCAGGCTGGGCCGCAGCATCCAACTCAACCAGCACACCAGGACGGCAACACATCGGCAGCACGTTAGACTGGCTATGCAGGTCAAAACCACGTCCCATGCGGCGAGGCTCCATCTTCGCGTAGTAACGCTTGCCAAGTGTGCCTGCGGTTTCATTGAAATCAGCAGGGGCCAAGGCGGTAAAGAAGGTGTTGGTGGTGCCAGTCGGGAACGCATGACCTTTACCCGCTTTGATGAATCGGGTTTCTTCACCTTCTTCATCCACATGGCGAGCACGGTTCTCGTTGAAGATCAGGCCACCGAACTTAAAGCCTTTGCGAGTATCACCACCCAGGCGATTCACAGCAGCTTCGTGATTCAGGAAGACTTCTTTCACCGATGCATGTTTGATGAACTTGTCGAAGAACTCTTCAGACACATCCACAGACACGTCTTTCATCACATCGCCGCGCAGGTTGTCTTCTACATGGCGCAACACTTGGCGGCATGACTCGGCCACGTTCGCATCTTTGTTGCCCAGGTCGAAGTAGATCGTTTTCTTGGTGATGCCGAACTCGGCATACAAGTCATAAAGCACGGTGCCGTCAGCATCCAGAATCTGGCCTTTCTTCGCGCCCATGCGCAAGTGCTCATGGGTGATATCGTGGCTAGACTTCATGGTTTCCAGACGCTCTTTCACCAGCTCAGATTTAGCCGCCAAAGCGGTGGTACCAAAGCCGCGCAGACCTTCGTACTCATCAGGCAAGATCACATCTTCCAGAGGAAGGTGCGGGATAACGAAAGAGCGAACCTTGCGCTTACCGCGCTTAGCTACGTTCTCCGTTGAGCCAGGCTCACGGGATTGGATCAGAGTAAGAACACCGTTCTTTTCTTCTACCAGAATGGTGCGGGTACGCACTTTTTTCTCACGGGCAAACAGCGCTCGGCTGTCACCGTAATTGACCGGCAGTAGGTTCATTGACTCGGTCAGAGACGCAACCTTGAACGACGGATGGTCAAAAGGGTTTGCCATTTCCATTAAATTGGCCCTCTAAAACAAGAAAACCCGCTCACTGGCGGGCTTTAGGATATTTGGGTGGTATTAGCGTACTTTCACGCCAATGGCTTTCAGGTCAGCAAGTGCTGCCGCTTTCTGGACATCAGTGATGCCGTCCGGGAAGACCAGGCCCTTTTGCAGGACAATGGCATGAGCATCGACCACGGTGCCTTTGGCAACCACTACTCCGACCGCTTTCTTCTCGGCAGCAGTGCCGCCTGGAACAATCAGGTCACCGGCAGCGTTCACCACCGACCCCAACTCGGTTACATTCAGCGCCATGACCGAACGGCTATAACCGTTTTGTGCTTCATAAAGCAGGACATCGCGCAGGTTCTTGGGTTCTACGTGTACAGGCATGTTCGCCCCCCGTTACTGGTTAGGATTCCACTGCGTTTTTTGCCGCAGCCTGGCACATTTCCAGGAGGTAGTTGCGGCTCTGGCCGTTTGCCTCCGGGTCAGTGGTATGGTTTTGCAGTTCTTCACCTTCATCCGCCATCTTAGCGAACAGCTGCTCCTGGGCTTGCTCCAGAGAAAGGTCCGACAGCATCAGCTCACCAGCCATATCTGGGCGGCCAACGGTGGCACAAGCATCAAAGATGCCTTTCAGACGGGCTTCGGTGTTTTTCTGGTAGTCTTGAACCGCTTCGGTGACGGCTTGCTTGGTTGCGTTTGCAGCATCCGCTGCCAACGCTTGGGTGGCTTCGGCCTTTGCGCTTTTCACCGCTTCGTCCATTTGGGCTTGGGTGTAGCTGGCCTGGGTGCCTTGGTCTTTGTCTTTGCCTTTTCCAAAGAACATATCCGACTCCTGCTCATTCAGTAGGTAGTTATAAAACTCATCCTGGGACATCACGCCATCAGCCAGACCATTGTCCACGGCCACTCGGCCTGTGAAGCATCCAGCCTTCAACGCCTTGACCTGCTCGGCGGTCATGCCCCGGGCTTCGGCCACCAGGTTGTGAAATTCACTCCCCAGCTGAACAATCAACGCCTGCAGTCGCTGGCGCTCATCGTCACTGAGGACCTTGTGCGGAGAGAAATCCGCTTTGTAATCACCGGAGACAAACAGCTCAATACTGAGTCCCATCTTCCGGTTGTACTCGGTTTGGTCCAGACGGCCACAAATTACACCGATACTGCCCGCACCGGCTGAACTGGTCAGGTATACCTGATCACAACAACAAGCCAAGGCATAAGCAGCGGAATAACAGGACTCATTCACGAACGCGATCACCGGCTTTTTACCCCGGGTGCTGAGAATATGACGAGCCAAATCAAAACAGCCCGCCGCTTCACCACCGCCAGAGTCAAACTCCATGACGATCAATTTCACTTCCGGGTCATTGAGTGCGGTGTCATAGTCATGACGAATCAGCTCGTAGCTGGTAATCGGCATGCAATCCGCATCAATCTTCCCGGCTCGGTGCGCCAGGCCACCAATCACTGGAACGATGGCCCAGCCTTCCTTGGTGACTTGGTACGCCTTGCGCTTTTGGTACTGGCCCGTGTTTGCTAGGGCCTGCACTTCTGAGGCTTCAATGTGGAAGCGGTCGTGCAGCGCCATCGCAATGGCCGACAAATCACTGGCCCGCATCATCATCGGTGCGTTAAACACCCGCTGGGCCAGCAATGGCAACAGATTTTTACTCATTGTTCAGTGCTGCCTCCATAACAGACTTTTGCTCTGCCCCGCTGCCGTTGACATAACGAGGGTCAGAGTCAAGACGCAGGTCATATTCGTCGATAAGCTGATTCGCATCAGAAATCATGTCGAACAGTTCTTCCATGTCATAACCGCGCTCTGCCTGCTTATCCGAAATCGGCGCAAAGCCTGCCCGCACATCACCCAGGTCTGCCAGGTGTTTCTTGAGCGGGTCCACTTCTTCCCAGCGAGGAGTGCGCCAGCTGACTCGGTTGTAATAGCGGCGGCGCTGCAAGTAGTCAGGAATGACCACCGCTCCGCTGGCTACGGCAAAATCCATAAACCAACGCCCTACAGGCCGACAGAACTGGTGAATGATCATGTGGTGCTGAACCTGCTGGCAGAGACGACGGAACTCAAGGAGCCCAGCGCGAATACTGGAGTAGTTCACACCTCGCAAATCGCCGGTCAGCATCTCGTAAGTGATGCCATAGCCCTTAGCAATGCTAAGCAGTTGGTACCGGAGCCACGGTTCATAAGTTGTCCCCACATCAGCAGGGTTTGAAAACTTCACTTCCTGCCCTGGTTGCAGGTACTGCAACGTACCGGGGTTGAGGCCGGTGATTCGCTTTCCGCCTTTGCTTCGCTTCGGCTGACCAATTGTTGGCCCTCCGGTACTGTCTGCCGTTGCCTCTTGAATAAAGGCGGCAAACAACGCAGCGGTTTTCTTACGAACCAGCTCAGCGTCTTCGTACTGGTCCAGCTCATTCAATCGCAGCAAGCAGCTGGAAACCCATGGCGCACCATGCGTCTGACCGGGACGGTCAACACGGTAAACGTGAAGAACGTGCTCGGCCTTAATCCATACCGTATCGACAGGATCACCAATCAAACTGGATTCAGCCGGGTGGTTACGATAAAAGCAATACGCCTTACGTTTGCCGCCCTTGCTGAAACGAATACCCCCTTTGACATAACCACCACTTGGCAGCGTTTCATCAGGAATATCACTGGCCAGCATATCCGGCTCAATAATCTGTAGCTGCAGAGGAACCGAAAGCCCCTCGCTCAATGGACGAGGCTTTTTGATTACAAATGCTTCGCCTGAGTTGATAACGGTGCGAACCACCAGGGCTTGCAAGCCGTAAAACGACTGAACCTCATCGAAATCCGCTTCGTTTACCCAATCGCCCCAAAGCTCCTGCAACTCCTGGCGAAGCTCTTGCTCTTTCACTCGCCATCGCGGTGTCAGGCCATTACCAACGGCTGCGGCCACCCAAGTAGCCACGGCATTGGTTGCCCATGGATTGTTTCGCACATTGTGGTGCGAACGGGCCCGCAACGTCTGAATACCGGAAGCAACAGCCGTATCTGGGCCATAGTCTCCGATGTCCTGCCAACGGTGGCCGCCACTGGCCCCTTCATAGGCAGAGGCTCCCACCGGCACGAGCAGGCCAGAGGCCAACGATTGATAGCCAGAGGGAGTCATATTCATCAGTACAGCCCCTTGCTACTCGCTACCACGCTCACGCTTTCCACGCCTTGCGCAGCGGCTATTTCTGCTTCCATTTCCCGGCGTAGCTTCCGAAGTTGAGGAAGATCTACCGGGGCGTATTCATTGGTCTGGTTCGACCCATTAATGCCGGAGAAACTCACCCGGACAAGTCGCTTGCCGATGGCCAGCTCTTTGATGGCTCGTTTAACCTCGGCCAGGTCTTCTGGTGTCCAGAGGGATTCACTCATTGCGCACCTATCCATTCATCCAGTCGCTTTGCACCACATCGTCTTCGTCTTCCCACTCCTCCTCGTCATCTTCCCATTCCGCCGTGACCACTTCGCTCAGGTCAGGGTTTAAGATCCAAAGCAAGGCGTAGGCATAGACCAAAAGGTCCCATGCCTCATTTCGTGCTTTGGTCGGGTTCTTGAAGACTCGGTAAGGGATGCCGTTTTTATACTCGGTCACCACTGTTTCCGCCGTCAGCTGCTCGAAGTAATCCACCTCGAACTCGTTGCTTTTCGGCCAGTGAATGAAGAAACGGCCCGGGTACTTGAAGCGCAGGCGCTTGGCTATCCGGTTCTTGATGTTGTTTACACCCAACGTATACAGCGGTATGCGGTACACGTTGCTGCGGCTCGGTGGCTTAATCGCCGGGGCCGCATAGTCGTTACCACCACGGATGGCTACGCAGCGGTCAGAGTGCTGAGCGCAGTAAGCCAACATGGTGTCGTAATAGTGGCCCTGCACGTCAATAGCGCAGGCCGTAATACCCATGCTAAAACCGCAAGCATGGGTGTAGGTTCTATCCAGAGCCCGGGTCAGCTGAGCCAAGGTTTCAGGGTTATCTGGCTGACCCATAAACACCTTGCGGTTGAGCAACCAGACCTCTTCACCTTCACCGATGCCGATGGTGGTCATTTCCAGACGGTTGTCCTGGGTATCGACGGTGGCAAGAATGATACCGACCGCTTCTGGCACCTTGCCGTCATGGTCATCACCATACGGTTCGCGCCGGTCATACAGCGGTTTCCAATCAACCTCGGTCTCTGTCTCCTTGTAGGTTTCCCCGCGAATGGTGTTGACGTACACCACCTTCTCGTCCGGGTCGTCCTTTACTTCCTCCCAATACTTCGCCAGCTTTGACCACTTGGCATTTGGCAGGTCGGAGTAAGCAGCCCAAATATGAAAGCCTGCATGGCCTGAGATTTTCACCTCGCCGCAATGCTTACAAATTGGCCTGCCTTTTTTGTCCCAGGCTTCGGGCTCTTGTTCATGGCCACAGCAAGTAAACGGCTTAATCGACCGGAACTCACCAGCGGCCACCATCTCTTTCTTGCTACCTTCTTCGATGTCCTTCTTACAGGATGGACAAACAAAGTGTGCCAGCTCCGGCTGACCTTCTGGCCATCGGAAGTTTGACCACTGCAGAATATGCTTGTGGCCACAATGCGGACAAGGCACATGAAAGTAGCGCTGGTCTGAGCGGATGAACTCTTTTTCAATTCGACACACCCCGGCAATCGTCGGGGTGGAACCGGCTATAATCTTTCGGTTGAAAGCGGAGAAGGTTCGACCTTCACCCTGGCGAACGGGATCACCGTCCTTACCAGTATTTGCCGGGTAGGCACTCATCTCATCAAAGATAACGATGCGCACCGTCAGACGGCGAAAGCCGGTAGGCGAGTTTGCACCAACCAGGGTCAGGCTGCCGCCTGGATAAACTTTTTTCAGCAGGGTGTCATCGTCTCGCTGGACTTTACCCTGCAGGCAAGGAACATCGCGCAGCATTGGCGCGATTTCATCTTTAGAAAAACCCTCTGCATCGTCTATGGTCGGTTGAACAACCAGCATGGAGCAGGGGTCTGCATCCATGTAGTAGCCGATAGCAAGGTCAACAATTTTGGTGTAGCCCACACGCATGGACTTCATCACCGTGACCCGTTCTTCTTCTGGGTCACACATGGCATCAGCTATGCCAATCTGAAACGGCTTCGTCTTCCATTTACCGCCGCCATGCTCCTCCGGGAGGACATAGTTTTTATCACCCCACTGACTGATCGTCAGGTTCGGCGGCGGCGTCCAGGTCGAACGTACACTCGTCCAGATACGCTCTAAGGCTGGAAGGAATAGGCTCATCGGATAGGTCTGCTAGGGCTTCGTACAGCAAGCCCCGGAGTACCTGCCTATCCTTGACGTTCAAGCCGGGTAGCTCGGTCGTGGCCTTGCCTTCAATGGCGAGCACCTTAGAACGGGCAGCTGCGACCAGGCTGCTATAAATGTGAATGCAAACATCAGTAGGAATCAGCGTCTTTAGGGCCAGCTCGTTTTGGATACGGCGGGCCCGGCGCTGTTCGCGCACGTTCAGGGCTCGCTCCACTTCGTAGTCGACTTCCGGTTCTGCACCATCAAAATCGGTGCCGGTTTCCGCATTGCCTCCCGCTTGCGCTTTGTAGGCAATATAGGCATGGATACACTTGAGAGGGTCCATACCATTTCGACCTTTGGCCGCTGGCAGAATCCCTTTTTGCATAAGGTTTCGGACTTGTCTGTCCGATTCCAATCCGAGCAGTGTTGCTATATGTTTTTGAGTGAATTTTGTCTCGGGATTGAACAGCTCGCTCATCTATCACCAACCGGAAACCGGAAACCCAGTTTAAAAAAATTCTTAGACGGGAAAACCCCGCGAGCTTGTTACCCGCAAAGTTCAGGGACCTGAGAAGGACCCATTCCCTTTCGAAAGGCACTGCGTCGCAATGTATCCCTGTAAATATCTGATTTTTCGCATGTTATCGCTAATCATTTGTCGGAGACGTAGATAATCTTGTTCAGCTCTTTCACTAAGTCGTGCGGTGGCTGCATCGCCCACGCCTCTGGTGGTATCGGTGCTGGGCACTGCTGCTGGACAATCTGCCTTGACGTACACCCGCTTAGGACCGACACGCAGATCATCGCGAAGAGCATCCATTTCTTTCTGTGCATCGGCCATCTCCTTGCTGTGTTTGATACTCAGTTCACTGAACGATTGGATCTTGGCTTGCTGCGCCTCATTCAACGCAATCAATCCATCTCGCTCTATGGTCACTTGGTCACGCTGAAGTTCGGCGCTAACCCGTCTCTCTTTCTCAATTGCATAAAGCCCAGAGACAGACGCCAGCGCGGCGAGGGTAACCACAACCGAGGCCAGCTTTAGTGCAGATGTAGATTGCATACCGCTTCCTCAACCTCACGTCGTGTTATTAAGCCTTTCCACTTTCTGCCCCCGGCATAAACCCAGCTGTGGAGCTCATCACACGCCAAAGCAATATCCCCACTGTTCAGTTTTCGAAGTAAGGTAGAACGGGCAAACGCGCCCACACCAACGTTGTAAGTGAACGAGTACAAGGCCGCGCGTGTCGCTTCTGGAATTGCGATTCGGATAAGTGGGTCTACCTGCTGCTTCACCACCGCAAGGTCCTGCGCTAAAAGCTGCTCACACTCGGCCATCGTGTAGGTTTTCCCTTCAACAATGTCTGGCCCGGTATGGCCATAACACACGGTCAGCACCCCTACCACATCTCGATACGGTTTGAGTTCAATCCCTTCAAGTGGCTTCACCATCGACGCCGAGATAAGCAGGGCGCTCGCGCCAGTAGCAATCAACGCCAGCAGAGAATTACTTAGCTTGCTCATCGCCATACTCCGCAATAAAACGTTTCTTCTGCCAGTAGTTATTAATGAAAGCCGTGAGCAACATGCCCACTAAAGCGATAATGACCATATACACATCGGTCGAGATAGAGCCGAACACACCGATAAGGCCGTTCCACCAGTAGGATAGAGAACTGGATACTTTTTCATTCATACGCATGCCCCACCCCCTGCTGGAGTGTCCTGTTATTTGAGATGGAAAGGGAGAAATTGAGGTAATAAAAAAACCGCCAGATTGGCGGTTGTGAAATCTATGTATACTTATCCATACTAGATATATATACATTAATGTGACCCGTTTTGTTTTGCAAGCTCTTGTTTGAATAATGTGCGCGCGGCTTTATCGTAATTCATCAACAGCGTTCGAACTTGCTCAACATGCTTAGCCCATGAATCCCAATGCGTTTGGTAATAACGTCTGCGCTGGTTCTCAAATTGCTCAAGGGAAATATCGCGCTCTAACATCGTCGCGTGGAACTGCTCAACATCATGCGCCACCAGCAAATGAATCAAATAACAGCGCGTGACTTTCGGCTGATACGCCAACTCACCGTTGGTATGATTCACCGACGCACCTTGCAACTGCTCAAGAGCAAATCCACCAGCGACCACAGCAATAATGGCCGCCATACGTTCAAACGTCTTTTGCTGGATAACCATTCCAGACTCAGCAGAGAATAATGCCCAGTCATTCAGTACCGTTTGTAAAAAGCGTTTCTTATTTTCTGAAGCATTCCAAAGTGGGGAAGCGTAGGCAAACATGCACCAATCAGAAAGATGCTGCGCCGAATGTTCCATGCGATCAACCGCCGCCAGCACCTTCGCTCCATCCAACTTTGCACCAATTTCACGATCAGCTGCTCCAAAGCCTCCGCCACCAGCGCCAATGTTGTACTTAGCGCGAACGCCTTCAGTGGCCATACCAATCGCTGCAGGCATTCCCCATCGTTCTACGTGAGTAACCAAGCCCATAGCATCCTCCCTAGACTATCCAGAAAAACCAAATATACTGTATATAATCACAGTATATTGGAAGTTTAAGAATGTTCCAATCAATCCTCGTAAATAAATCAAACCTGACGACGATGGCTTGTGACGTCAGGCCAAACAATGAGCATTAAGCCACCGCTTACGTAATGGAAAAAAGTAGCCATTATGTGGCAGCACCTTTTGGCGGCTCTATCTGCACTAAAGACTCATCCGGGCTGAAGCGGGTAAAAATCATGTTTATCCATGCCCTATGTACAGACCCAAACGGGAAAGAGATCAGTTATATCGTCCCAGAGGGACACTACGTTGTGGGCATCTACTCTGGTGATCGTGTTTTCATATTAGTTGAGCAAGGGAGAGTGCAGCATGAAATATACCGGCTGAAAAGCGGCATCAAAGACAATGTCGTGTACATCAGTCAACGAAAGTAAAAAGGCCACACCGCTTTCATGGTATGGCCCGCAAGCGAAGGTGAAACATTGGATTTAGTTTAGTTCTCACCCCAAGAGTAGCACTTTCATCTCCAGCGAAAAGCACCCAACCCAAGTATTTACGAGGAGCGTAATATGTGTGGAAGACTAAATGTAATTGACGACCCACTCAGTCGTATTGTTTGTGACCAGCTTGGCATGCGCTTCTCTGCCACGACCAATCGAGATTTAAAGCCAACCCAAATCGTATCGACAGTTATTGGTACATATAACGGATTCCAACAGCTCGACCTCCCATGGGGCACTAAACCACATTGGTCAAAGACGCTACTTATTAATGCACAGGCTAAAACCGCCAATATTAAACCTACGTTTCGAGATGCTTTTCACTCTGCCAGAGTCGTCGTCCCCTGCTCTGGGTGGTATGAGTGGACAATGGTTAATGGCAAAAAAGAAAAGCTTCTCTTTCAAGCAGAAAACTTACCTGTTCTCTATATGGCAGGGTTAGCATTGAACAATCGGAGCGAACTAGTCACCTTAACCACCGCCCCCACACCTGAGTTCGCTCAGTATCATCACCGCATGCCTCTTATACTGGAGGGAGACGACATAAATGAATGGTTATTGGAAAAAAGATGTTCTCTCCTTTTTTCTATCCGCACATCGCCTGTAAACATAGTCAGTATGCATATAAAGGATCACAAAATTCATTGACAATGACAATTTACAAATATTAGAATTTATTTAACCTTTTTGGTTGAATTGAATAACCTTTAGAGTTACATTCTTATGGTAGCCCATATTCACACACACCAAGGGCTCGGGAGGCAACAAAATGGCACTTACAGAATTTGGCAAGACAGTTCGCAAAGCACGTATAGACGTAGGTTACACACTAAAAACCATGTCTAAAGAGCTAGATACGTCGGCAGCTTTTCTGAGTGGCTTAGAAACTGGTAGTAAAAAAATATCTAAGGATTGGGTTAAAAAAATTGAGGAATTTTTTGCATCAAAAGATCACCCGATTTGCAACCTAAATCAATTGGCTGACGTAGCTAACGAAAGCGTTTCACTCAGTGGCCTTTCACAACAACAGCAAATGCTTGTCGCAGGATTTGCAAATTCTCCATTTACTCCGGATGAATTGAAGAAGTTTGCGGCTTTCCTTGAAGAAATAAACAAGCGCCATGGAGAGTAATGAATGCAAGAAGCTTACCGACTGCGAGGGAACCGGGTGCAACCTGTCACTCTAAGTCATATTTGTAACGTAGCGAACAATGTAGGGAAGGCGTTCGGATTTAATAAGCGAAACAAACATAAACTGGATGAAGTGTTTGAAACTCTCTTTAAGTTGGGGGTTATTCTGAATGTAGTTGATGACAGCGAATGGTTTTTTGTCACTAAAGGCCACTGTGACCCCAGTAAAGCAACTATAAGCGTTCCCCAATCAATTTATGATAACGCCTGTATTGGCGAACGGGATGCTTTAGCTGTCATGTTGCATGAAATGGGACACCTTTTCCTTGGACATAGACCTTTGCTCCACTACTCGAGTGAACCAGCAAGCAAAGAGGAAGACGCAGAATGGCAAGCTGACAATTTTGCAGAAGTCATTTTGAAAAGTATGGGATATCAAACAGAACAACTTTCTTTTGATTTCTATATGTAAAAAGCCCAAACCACGACCAAATGGAAAGGGCTTAATAGACACCTTAGTTTAAGCGACCAAACTAAAACTAGGGATAATTCTAACCCGAGAGTAACCGAGTCGAATCTTTGTTTGACAACCCAGATTATAGACTTTTTGCCTTAAAACGCAAGACACATTAGTGCGGTGAACCTCTCATAACTTACGGAGAGTGAAGCTATGAAAAGCGGATACTGCCCTAAGTGTAAGCAACCTTGTGAGGTGAGCTTTGTCAGTCATGTGACTAAAAATGGCAAAGTGATCTATCCAAAAAAAGGTAAACGCTGCTTAGTCATCCCTCATTGCGACAACTGCAATAAGTAACTATCTCTAGCCCCTATACAAAGGCTGGGGGCTATTACTGAATTATCTATAATCTGGAGGCTAAGATGGCTGCTACAACAACTTGCCCTAAGTGTGGCAATACTTGTGAACTTATATTTCGACGTTCTAAGACAACAAAAGACGGAAAGGTGATTTATCCTAAATCAGGACGAGTTTTCCCAATTCCAGTTTGCCATTGCGGTAAATGAATTTCATCATGCTACGAACATGTAATTATTGGGTCAAAGACCCAATAATTATGACTCAAGAATATTGAGCAGCTGTTTATACGCTTCTAATGAGTCGTCAGCATCTCCAGGCTGAACAGCAGAATCTAGCTCATAATCGGCACAAACTCTTTTGTTCTTCCACATACCAAGAATCCGAGCCGCTCTTTTATGTTTAGATCTTAGCTGCTTGTTTTTCATTTCTGGAGGAGGGTTTAGTAGGTATTCAACTAATTTTTTGTGAACACCAACGCCCTCAAAAGATGGTAAATCCTTACCGACAAAAGACAGTGCTTCATGATACATAGCATAGTAAGCTCTGCTGACACAGGTCCGGTAACCTAGCTCATTATCCATTGCTTTACAGTGTTCTGCAGCAGTAATGAAATCTCTAATTTCAATTGACACTATCTGGCCTTGAACCTCTAGAGTACTGGATATACAACGGTAGATGATCTAGTTCATTATCAATCATATAGTCTATGAGGGATAAGTTAATGTCATTCATCTCTTTAGACGAAATTGAACGATTTACATCGGATACCTTTAACTGCACATAAAGCTGTTCATCACTCTCTATATGATGCATAGATTGAGCTGTAATGACCAAGTCATTTTCAGCCGCTATTTCCAACGCTTTGATAGCAACATCCTTGAACTGAGAAATCATCAATTCATTATCAACATTCTGACTTGAAAAGAATTTTTCGAACTGCTCGATTTGTGCTCCACAAACATCCATACCATCACCCATCTCAACGGATAAGTTAAGTTTCTTTAACTTCTGTAGTGTAAGCTTAGCACTTGAGATATCTAGTGCCATTACCTCCGAGCGAAGTTTTTGTTCCAAGACTCGCCAATCACTACTATCAACTCTTAGATCACTATTGAAGAACTTGTATGCTTTATGATGCAACCCTAAATGGATTAATGTAGACCCATAGTTGTGCAGAGTTACACTTTTTACATGTTGGCACTTCATTGCATTGTTAAAATGCAACAGCGCCAGTTCCTTATCCCAAACCGAAGAATAAAGCAACCCTAACAAGGTATGATAATCCTGAAATTCCAAAGAATTTTTCATTCTTTCGATATCATTTTTCTACGCCATTGAGCTCGAACCTGTTGAAAGTTTCGTTAGCAAGCAACTTCGACTCAATCAGGTCAAAAACTGAACTGTAATTTTTTTGGGGTATTCCAGACATCTTTTGGGTGTATCTCTCTATCAATTGGCACTATTACACCAGAAAGAAAAGACAATTTCTATGACGGAGGCTAAAAAACCAGATGATGTGTAAGCAACTTCATATTAACAGTCTGTTTTAACTAGCTTTAAATAGTAGTAACTGTTCCAAACAAGATTTCATTTTGAAAATAGCGGTCACTTTGTGCAGTGCAACTGAATGAAAGTTGAATTCCCCTTCGACTGTGATGCTTTTGCTCCTTTTAGAAGTAAAGCACATAAATTATGTGGCGTATTGTCAACCTTCAATTTAATACCCCAACCTCTAACGCGCTCTTAATCGTCTGCTTCACATAAAACAACTGGCTAGCATGACGCGCTTCCCAACCTTTGGGGTCATCATGAAACCGACGATGCTCATCGGCCGCAAGTGGCATCGTGAACAGGTCATGCGTTTTCCCACCCATTTTTCCTTCACCATGACCGATGAGATGATGGGCCACAACGCCTTCTGTTTTACCCGTGATGACACATGGAAGCGATCGAACAAACTTCAGGTACTTCTCCGAGTGCCAGGTGATTTCTTTTGGCCTCGCCATGAACATTGCTGGAGGTTCGTCATCGACCGTTAAGCAGATCGACTTCACCCGTTCCGCTAAAATTGATTTTGAATCCAGTTCAAAACGTTCGTCACTTTCGAAACGCATCACTACTCCGCTCTTCTTAGCTCTTTGTTTCACTGCAAACATCTCGTCTAAGACGGTACGCGGCAAGCATTCATACACGCCGTTTACCACACTCCACCAGCAAACCTCAGGAAGAGAGATTGCATGCCCTACCGGAAGATGCAGTTGCCTACGAACGGCTTGCGCGCCCCAAAGTAAAACATTGCGCTTAGCGACCGCCTTACCCTTGTCACTTGGTTGTAAACGCTCTGCGTTGTCGTGGTGCCAACACAATCTCACGGCGCCTTTTTCGTAGGCTAAACAGGTAAGGTTCTTGTCGCAGAACTCACCGTCTGAGAGCTGGCAGTGCGGAATGCGCTCAAGCCAATGAGTGAAACTCCCCAAGCGCTTTTGCACTTCATGATGGAGAAAGAACTCGAGCAACCGTCCATCAGCTACTGACGTTTTCGAACTCTCCGGAAATACCGGACTGTTCAATTTACCGCTGGGTACATTCACTAACTCATCCGGTAATGGCATCACCACAAGCCGATTTCCTTGGCTCATCTTCGCAAGCTCAGACAACAAGGTTTTACCCGGCTTAAACATCATCAAGCCAAGTTCGGGCTGTAAAAACGGCTGCAACACTAACATTGGCACGTTACCGAAAGGGACGAAGAACTTTGAATATCTTCAGGTAGCCACACCTTGCGGCCTGCAAAGCATATCTTTTTCAACGTAGTGCCTCTTCAATCATGGTTATTGCATTGCCGCTTTTAATCATGTCCCCCGTAAAACGTAGAACCTTCCATCCTTCTAAAACAGCCATATTGTATTTTTCGCAATCAGCCGCGTAACCTTTGGCGCGAGTATGACGACCATTAGCCCAGGTACCGCCTTCCACTTCAATAGCTACTCTCTGTTCTGGATAAGCAAAATCAAATCGCCATCGTCTGGTCTTATGAAAGCGAAACTCAGCCTCTGGAACGTCTAATTTAACTGCTCGAATATGACTCAAGAGCAAAGCTTCCAATTCACTCAAAACATCACCTCTGTACTCCAAACAGGCTCAAGCTCCGCTACCAAACGTGTTTCACAGCCAGAACCTTTCACATCCAAAGACACCACGTAATATTCCTTTCCCTCATGGCGGTAAATTCGTTTTCTCTCGTAGCAAATACACAATGCGTCAACTGCTTTGCTATCGGGTAACACTCGAATAATCATGAAGCCACCGCATTGAAACTTCCCGCATCAATCCATTTTTTAACCAACCAATTTTCATCTTTTCCTGTGTTCCTCGCTAAGAGCATGCTCACCCCTCCATTTCCACTACCCAGTACTTGCTGGTGTATGCCGTATGTGCTCCATACTCATATCGAATCTGTGAACCACACTTTCTCGCCTTGTTAATTAGCCGACTCAAGCCACATACAGGAATGCTCAACTCTGCACAAAGTTCAGCAGGAGACCAAAGCCGCTGGCGTGAAGACATCAGTTTGATCAAAGCTTTCTCACTCGCCATTCAACCTCCCAAGCTCCAACAGCAAAGATTCTCGCTGAGACAACATTTCGTTGAGCTTTCGCAGGCAAGACTTCGCAGCGTCATCAGATGCTGGTGACTTACGTTGCTGAAACGAGAGCAACGCTGAGTTTTCATTGTTGATGTCGATTTCCAACTGGCGAATCTTACGTTTTAACTCGTCTCGTTCATCGCTGATTGCTGTAGGCTTTGATATGGATGAATAGCCTTTGTCCTGTTCTTTGCACAACCACGAGTGGATAAAACGCTGAATACCCGATGCTGTTTTCTGCCGAGTCGGATTTGCCTTACACCAACCAATCATGTTTCGAATCTGCTGCACCACATCCACCGCGGGGTATAGATCCCTGAGCTCAAACAACTGAGATTGCGTCACCGCATGTAAAGCAGATTTGCCCCGTAGAGGAATTTCAAAAACAATCGGATCGGCTGGCTTGACAGTTTCGAGCTCGCTCGGAACAAGATCTTCCCTTGGTGGTTCTATTGATGGATCTAATGATGGTTTATAGCCGGAATCCGACCTACCCCCCGGCGAAATCTGACCTACCCCCTGTGGTTCTTTCGTCTGTTCGAGTTTCGAATGTTCGAAATTTGAATGGACGAAATTCGACTGTTCAAAATCCGTCTGTTCATCGGCTTTCTTCTTCAGCAGCAAAACCGGAAGTTGATACTGATTGTTTGCGCGAACTAAACGGCCCGTTTCGGCAGTCTTAAACTGGTTCTTCTTAGCAATCCAGCCACCAGCCTCCAACTTTTTCAGGGTCGATTTCACCGTCGTTGGCGACACACCGCTCTTTCTGGCAATCGTATCGATAGACGGCCAACAAAGGCCGCTATCATCCGCATGATCAGCGAGGCAAAGCATCACCAACTTATCTGAGCCTTTAAACAAAGGGATATCCCACACATAGCTCATTACCTTGACTGACATACTGCCCCCATTTCAGAATTGAAGATCATCAAAATGGCTTTCATACAACTGCTCTCCCCACCACCAAACGCGCCTTGCCTTTGCCCAACACCGCAAAGTGATTAGCGAATAAAATCAGTTTGAACCCCGTAATGATTTGAGCATCCATCAAAGCCTTGAAGAGTGAACGAGTAAGGAATGTGAAAGCGCCCGTTGTCAGCTCTTGGCCGTCGTAGTCAAAAAACGTTGCTGTCAGCATCACACCGCCCTCCCCTCATAAACCGCTTTCACGTAAATGCGCTTCGCCTCAAACAGATCTGCCAGCTCATCGTGGGTGATTTCTGTTTCCAAACCCTTTTCCACCTTGAACAAGCGCCATTGGTGGTTCTCTATTCGAGCTCTTAGTGCTATTCTTCCCATCACTGCTTCTCCGAAGTGGTATGTGAAAATTCCTCGCAAGATTTTTCACCCGGCTTTAGACCGTTGCCGCGGTTTAAAGCCACTTCCTCATCCAATACCAATAACTGACGCTCGCACTTCTTCATCAAGCAACGGATTTGGTCGCGCTCAAAATCGTGTGTACCCTGCCCTTGGCTTGTTGCTACTCGGCATGAGCTGGTGGTCATGTCGGCCATCTGCTGCACCGTTACCCAAAATTGACTCGTTTTCATTTTTTCTCCTTGTACAACGCATCCAGTTTCAACATGAACGCCTCAAACATTGCCTGATACTCCGCTTTTAACGCCGCAATCTCCTGACGTTCACGCTCATCAAACACACCATCGGCCTTGGCTTCCTCAATCGTCTTATCCAACAGCCCTTTCGCCGCATTGAGGTGTAAGTGACAATCGAACATATCGACGTTATCGATCTCCGTGACCTTGGGCCGCTCGACCACCAAGCAGTTGACTCGGTGGGCAAAGTACTCCGCCACATACGACGTGCCGGTTAAGTCGGCCATTTCCACCAGCTCATCCACACTGAAGAAACGCGATCCCTTCTTCTCGTAGAGGTGGTTATTAAAAATATCGACCGACATCCCCAGCACAGCCGCCACCGCCTCTCTACCGCCAGTCACTCCGGCTATGGTTCGGTTGACCATCTCTTTCTTATTCACCATTTGCTCCTTGATTTGGTGGTTAACTTTTTGGTTCATTTCGTAAACAATTCAACTAACGAGGCAAGTTCAAGAGTTCAGATTTAGTGAACTTTCCATCTGATAGTTCTTCGATTGTTTGCGCGTATTGAGTTTCTCCTGTGTATTCCGTTCGAGGTAAAACACCTCGCGAACACCACTTGTAAACGGCTCTCACACTGACATCGCAGTGCTCAGCAATTTTTTGAATACCAACCTCATTGATGGCTTCTTTTAACATAAACACCTCAACATTGAACATTTGGTACATATTATGACGGAACTGATAGTACATTCAAGAGCAATTAGTATTGAACCTATGGTTCATATCGATAATGTGCGCTCAGACTTCTCCCGTAGGCTTGCACAGGCCTGTTCAAATGCCGGGATCGAAGAACATGGTCGTGGGGTCATCCTAGCTAAGAAGCTTGGAGTCACACCTAAAGCTGTCAGTAAATGGCTAAACGCTGAGTCGATGCCGCGCGCTGATAAAATGGGTGACCTCGCTAAATTCCTAAATGTTAGCGTTTATTGGCTCCAATACGGCGAAGAGACTTCCAAAGAAACAGGAAATGCAGAGATCCTTGGAAACATGCAAGTTTGGGATAGCAGCACTCCATTAAGTGATGATGAAGTTGCAATTCCTTTTCTATCCGATGTGCGACTATCTGCTGGCAACGGGTTTATTTGTGATATAGAAAGAGATTCCGGTTTTAGATTGAGATTCGCCAAATCAACCCTGCGCCGCTACAACGTTGATCCTAAAGATGCCCTGTGTGTTTCAGTAACAGGCAATAGCATGGAACCAGTGCTTCCCGATGGTTCAACTGTAGGAATCAACTGTGGGGATAAAACACTAGTTGATGGGAAGATTTTTGCTATCAACCACAATGGTGAGCTTTTTATCAAGAAGCTGTACCGTTTACCCGGAGATGGCCTCAGAATTTATAGTTTCAATGAGTTAGAGTACCCACCAAGGGAATATACCAAAGAACAAGTACAGGAGCAGAGAATCACGATCGTTGGCCGTGTGTTCTGGTATTCGGTACTACTATGAATCAGTAAGGATTGTACATGGCTCAAAAGTCTTTTCGTGTCGGTGCTCTGAGCATCGTAATCCATCCACATTCACCCGATAAATATCTAGCTTTAATGCGCAAAGCTGAAAAATTAGATCGCCCAGTTTGTTTGAGAGGAGATACTTACGCAAATATTTCCTTCGTTCATAAAGCAACTCGAGATGGAGCGAAAGACGGACCAATCAGTGGTGAATTTATTAAGTATACGAATATTGATAAAAACTCAGACTGGTACAATATTGTTAGTAAAGAAACCGCTACGGAAGAAGAGTTAGCAAAGATAAAAGAGCTTCCCGATCATCTAAAACCGAATATGGCTAAGTTCTCTTTCATTTTCTTCCCAGATAGCCACACGCTGATATTTGAGCAATCATACGATAGCAAGACTTTTTCACCCGGCTTTGCGCAGAAAACTCTCTCGACGATATTCAACATGCCCGAAATTTTTGACAAATACGGGAAAGTGCATGTCCATATTATTCCAGCTATGGAAAAGGTTGATGAGATACTTAGCAATAAAACAATGTCTTATCTATGTATGCACATCACCAGGCCCAACCCTGATGACGTAAAATCTGCCGAGGCCAAGTTTAAAAAACGCTTACAGAAACTGAATGCGGAACGTCAGCAAACAACTTTAGTACCTCCGAGAGGAGAGAGTCTTCAGCTCGATGAAGAGGAAAAAACTATCGCCAAAGTTGCTGCAAAAAATGGTTATGTTGAAGCTAAAGTGGTCAATGCACATAGTAATAGGGTTGAAACTGTATCAACAAAAGAACATAACTTTTCTGATACGATTGTCTTCAACCCTGAGACGACAGATCCATTTTCTCAGATGGCGGCTAAAGCACCTTCTATAATTCAGAAAATAAAAGACTGGATACAAAATGAGTAGCAAATCTCCATTCAAAGAATACTGGTTGGCATACGGAGGATGGACGGCTCTATTCTCTAGCAGATATCTTTGGATGGCATTCGCCTTAAACCTTCTCATGTTCAATTCTTGGTATCCCATTGATAGTAAATGGTTTCAGCAAGTCATCTCTGTCATACCCAGTGTCTTAGGCTTCACGTTGGGAGGCTTTGCTATGTGGGTAGCGATTGGCGATGAACGGTTTAAGAGTCTTATAGCAGGCACTGATGAGGATGATGAAACATCTCCGTACATGGAAGTGAATGCAACATTTACCCACTTTGTATTACTTCAATTACTCTCTTTAATCTTAGCAATCATTGCCAGTAGTTTTAGTGATACTGTAGTCAGCTGCACCTATCTTGCAATAGGTGCACAGATCTACTCATTTTTTTCCTATCTTGTTTTTATATACGCCCTTTTAACGGCAATAGCTGCTGTTCTAGCTATCTTGAAAGTTGCCAAATGGTATGATGATTTTCAAACCGAATTAAAGGGAAGTAGTTCAAAAAATCCGTCTGACCAATAGTCTCACCACCGCCTTCGGGCGGTTTTTTTGTACCTCGCAAATAAAAAAAATGTACTTTTGGTTCTTTACACAGCCTGAACTTATGGTACATTAATTTTGAACTACGAAGCGAGGGAGTCACATGTTGGGATACTCAGAGAAAGATATACGCAAGGCTCTTAGTGAACTAAGAAGCCGAGTCGAGGATATGAAGGCAGCATACTGCCCACAAAAATATCCGTACGTCTTGAGTATTGAGCCAGATAAGCAGCTACACCCTGAGTTTCGTAAAGGTGCTCTTAATGCCTGTAACGCAGTGCTTCGACGAATCACAAAAATTGAGCAAGCGCTCTTTTCGCTTGATTCTCAGAAATCTCACACCACTCGTTGCAAACCTCAAAGCGCTCCTGTTCATCAATGTTGTAAAGATACTCACAACCAGGTGAACCTAACGGTCCTCGAACCCTCTGACCAACCTCTAGGTTGCACGAATCAATGTGCTCAGAAACGGTGTAAGAACCATTTTCTAACTGAATCGCAATCATCCCACGGCGATGATTGATGTAAACAATTGTACCGTTCATAAATTTTCCTTTTGTTGGTGAGAATTCAAAAGGATAGCACGAAGCCCGACGTGCTTAAAAAACGGGCAAATAATTTTCAAATTGCGAGGAAATCACATGTCTACACAAGATGCCGGAAACCACCATCGAGAGCAGATTAAGTCCTACTTAGGGCTTTGGGGTGCGGTGGAGATGCAAGCGCTCATTGCTATCAAACAAATCAAAGCGCAGGGCGTAACTCAGCAGCGAGAGTTGCAAAGCGTTCATCAGGAGAACTGGGAAGCCCTGAAAACGCTGATCGCAGAGCTAGAAAACAACCAAGCAGAACGCACAACCAACCTTCCCGCCCAATCTGGACATCACACCCAATGATTCCGGGGATGGAAAGCGAAAAGCGGCTAAGGCTGATTCTCTCATTAACCAGTATTCGTAGTGAGCCACAAGAACGGGCTTTGCAGCAGTACTTTGTTAATGGGCTCAACGCATCAGCCTGTGCCGCTTTGGAAGAGATAACCGAGTCCAATTTCCAACGGGCCATTGATCGCGTTCAAAGCGTCGATGCGATTGTGGAACAGATTAAAGAACTCGACTGGGCTCGGTTTAAATCAGAAAAGTGATAAGTGAGTTTAATCAAATGAGTGCAGAAACGTTTATTGAACAAAACATCATTAACTATTTGATTAAAGACGGTTGTTGCGAGCACGTTGCCAGAAAAGCGGCGGCTGAAGGTTTGAAATTCTTTAATCAGGGAAACCACAAAGACCCTTTCTACGACTCATTGTGTCACGCTGGCATTCGAATCGCAGAAGCGCTTGACCCGAAATACAAGTTCAAAAAGCCCAAGGCCTCTGTGCCGAAACCCTTTGTGAACTCAAAACCCAAATCGAGAAAGCACAACAAACAGCAAAGTCTCATTTAATGCGAGGAACTATCCATGGCGGCAACCATTGATACCCAGTACGGAAAAGTCACCACTTCGGAGCCCTATTACAGCCATCAACTGCAATGCTTGGTGCGCAATCTCACTTTGGTGAAAGCAGAAAACGCGCAGAACGGCTGGGGGATCAGCCGTGAATGCCCGGCGAACATCACCTTCTCTCCTGAGTTTCTCACCATGTTTGCTCGTGACGCAGCCGCTGTCATCTAAGGAGCCGACATGATGAACCAAGAAGAAATCCAAAAAGCCGTAGAAGGCGTGATGGCCTTGCGCCCAGCAGGCACCAAACCACGAACCACCGAGCCCAAACGCCCGAGCCAGCTGAAACGCATGAGCGATGCGCAGTTCCAGCAAGAGCTCGCCGCCATTATGCGTGATGAAGAGTGCGCCACCTCGGTTAACTTCTTCAGTAACAGCGATGCCAGCAAAGGCGGACGCAAAAACCTCAAGTTCAACCCCTACGTTGGTCAGGGAAAAAAGTAACGCTGTCAACCACCAATTCCAAATCGTTTTGGTGGTTACCTCAATCCTAACAACGCGCTATATAGGTCAGATGAATGAGCAAATCTCAAATCTCTATCGTGACTCTCAAAAAAGCCGCTGAAGAAATCGGCCTAAGTACCAAAACACTAAGAGAGAAAGCTCGTGACGGGTTTTATCCATCCACCGTCATGAGAAAGATTCAAGGCACTTGGATGGTGGATATTGAGGAATGGAATAGATGGCATCGAGAGCAGAGCTATTAAACTTGCCAACAGGAGTCGAACTGAATGGCCGTCTACTACGCATAGTTTTTTACTATAAAGGGAAGCGCTACCGCGAATCACTTGGCTTGCCCCCGACAAAGCAGAACATCAACTTTGCTCGTCAAAAGCGCGATGCAATTTTGTACGAAATCAAAATCGGCACCTTTAACTATGCGGCCCACTTTCCTGATTCGAAACACGCATCAGGAACGCCAAGAGCGCTCGACCTTGAAACACTGGCCAAGCGCTTTCTGGAAGCCAAAGCACACGACATTCGCAAATCAACCTTGCAGCGTTATGAGTGGGTACTGCGTGATTTTCTCGCCCTGTATGGCGCAAACCGCAGTTGCGATACCCTTTCGCCCCGCTCACTGACGCTGTTTCGCCAAGAGCTGGTTAAAGGCCGCAGCGGTCGCACCATCAACCGCAACTTGGTCACCATTAATGCGTTTTTAGCGTGGCTCCACAAAATGGAATACATGGAAAAAGACCTCTCCGACGTAATGGACAGAGTGAAAGAAGGCGAGGTAGACATTCAGCCGTTCTCGATGCGCGAGATAAACAAAGTGCTCAAACACTGCCACCAGCTGCAGCACCGAAACATGGTTATCGTTTTGGTTTACACCGGGCTACGCAGCGGCGAACTGTGCGCGCTGGCGTGGGAAGATGTCGATTTTGAGAACAAAACCCTGCACATTCGGCGCTCCACTTACGAACAACGTGGCCTTAAAACCACCAAAACCGATAAAGAGCGTTTTGTTGATTTGCTGCCACCCGCCCTCGAAGCACTCAAAGCGCAGCGCCACTTAACTTACCTCTTCCCTGCAGAGGAACACGATGTCGAGTTACCGGGCAAAACCTACCGCAAAGAGCAGCTTCGCTTTGTGTTCAACCCCAAAGTGGTGCGTGAGCAAAAACGCAGCGACTACAGCTATTACGGCAAGCGAGCATTAGGCCGCATTTGGACAGGGCTTTGCCAAAAGGCAGGCATTGTGCACCGCAACCAGTACCAACTTCGCCACACCTACGCCAGTTGGATGATCACCCACGCTAACGTGAACGTGAGTTACCTCGCCCAACAAATGGGCCATGCCGACATCACCATGGTGGCCAAGGTTTACGGGAAGTGGCTGCAAGAGTCGAATAAGAAAGAATCGGATAGGGTTTGGGGAGAACTGATGAAGATTCAGAAAAATAGCTAAACAGAATCCATTTATTTCAATTCATTAGGAGTTATCTCCACAAACAACAAGATTCAATGTTAGAATGCAGCCTGAATTTTGGAGAGTAATTAATGCCAGTAACACCTTCACCACTCAGATACCCTGGTGGTAAAACAGCCATAACCCCTATGGTTTCAGATATCATTGGAGCGAACAATCTACGTAGCGCACATTATGTAGAGCCCTATGCTGGTGGAGCAGGCTTAGCTTTATCTTTGCTATTTAACAAAGTAGTACCTCATATCCATTTGAATGATCTCGACCTTTCTATCTGGGCATTCTGGTACTCAATATTGAACCATACTGAAGAGTTTATTCAGTTAATAAATGATACTGATATCACTATCGATGAATGGCACGTTCAAAAAGGAATTCAGGAAAGAAAAGAAGAAGTTGATACTTTAACTTTAGGGTTTTCTAGCTTTTTCTTAAACAGAACTAACCGTTCAGGAATTATTCAAAAGGCTGGCGTTATCGGTGGCTTAGAGCAACAAAGTAAATACCCTTTACACTGCCGATTTAATAAAAAAAGTCTAATAAATAAAATCCGAAGAATAGCTTATTTCTCTGACAAAATTCACATCTACAATATGGATGCTGTTGATTTTATTAACCATATTGAAGCCAATGTAGAAAGAAGCTTTTACTGTATTGACCCACCTTATTTTGTAAAAGGCCAAAGTTTATATACAAATTTCTATGAACCTTGTGATCATCAAGAATTAGCCGATGTAATAGGACAAATAGAAGGGCGCTGGATACTAACTTACGATAATGCAGATCAAATAAAACAACTGTATAGCAGCTATCGCCAGTTTACTTTCTCACTCAATTACAGCGCAGCAGATAAGAAAAAGGGCACAGAACTTTTGGTTGTGAGCCCTCGTTTACGAGTACCAAACTCATTAAATCTAAAGAGAGCAACCAAATAAGGTTGCTCTCTATTAGCCACTTAAAGATCTAAGCCTTTCCTAGAAAGAATATCGAGAACTTTACCACCCGGAACCAAGCTTATGGAAGCGTGTCGATGAGCTAGGGCTATTGGGACAATCGCATTCTCATAGAGCTCTAATTCGAAATGAGTAACCAGATTCATCGCTCGACCGAGCATCGGAACATATCGGTGGACTTCTACTTTCTCACGAGCAAATTTTTTCTTTGCTTCCTTTGCTCCGGTATCTTCGTCTGAATCACCATAAGGTGTTTTATATTCAAATGGATACACTAGTCCAAACACGAAAACTTTTCCGTTTCTCGTTTTATAGATAAAGTCTTGTCCATAATAAGTCTCATGACCAAAGTTATCTGAAGCTTCTGAACGAGCAGCAATGTAACGATGCCTATATTCATCATCAATGACACGGAAGGCACCAGGCTCGATATATCGAGATAAAGCTTTAGCGTGTTCAACCGCGGTCCCGGTCTTTTGTATACCCATGATTAAAGGTGGCTCTAAGCCTTTATCCTTTAGATGAGCAGCCACTTTGGAATACAATTTCAACAACCTCGCATGTACTTTGGCAGGTTGCCCAAATATTGCTAAAGGACCATCAAGCACAAAAGCCATTCGGCTGAGCAAATGAGGGTCACGATAACCAACCATTCGGATAAATGAAGCAATAATCAAATGCTCTACTACATTCATAAACCTTGTTATCGCTGAACCGTTATCACCTAAATCAGAAATTTGTTCATGTATTCGCATTACATCCGTTACATAAACATCCTGTCCACATGACTGACAACACTGTACTTCTTCTTTAACCTTAGAAAATAAAGTCACCTTGCTGACCACACGAAGGGCATGTTTTAAGTTTAACTTCGCCACCATCAATAGCGAGAAGTGTACCAACGACGTTAAAGCTTTTGTCATTCGTAAAACTGGTTCTCATATCAGAAAGCTGTTCATAAATCGCTAAGCGGAAGCCATCCTTAACAGTGGCGGCATCCTTATAACGCACATTACAGCCTGGTAAAGTGAACGATATTGGATCACCACTTCTATGTAGCTGTGCAACTTTAAATGGATCTACATAGTTTGATGTTTCTGGCTTTAGCTCCTGATATTCAGAAACTTTGATGATAACCATACTATTTTTAACATAACCAACCTGAGTACTTGGAAATAGACCCGGAATTGGCTCCTTGTAAGGGCTGGCATCCGAAGCAACAACATAATCAGGCAGCCAACCATCTCCCTCTTCCCAAAGAATATAATCCTGAGTGATTTTCTTGGCTTCTTCTTCTGAGGGCGGCGTTAGACAACTACAATTCTTAAGAAACTCTTGTACATCAGGGTTTTTTACTACGTCTACATGACCGCCTTTACCCGCTGGTTCTCTGTTATAAGGCAC